AGCCATTTCTTTGTGGTAGGGCGGGACACGCCCGAACCTAACGCTCGTGGAGAGCATGTAAGACGGTTTTTAACTGCAACGCTCATCGAAACGAGAATCCCCTGGCTTTAGACATGGGGAGTGTCAAGTTTCAGGTGGTGGCAGCATTGTATTCGATTCAATCGCAGGACAAATGGGGGCAGAAAGAATAGATGAACCTGTATGGGCAAATGCGGCAGGTTTCTTGAAGGCCGGGATAAGCAGTGAAAAATAAAGATACTTTTCAGTCAAAACGAAAAGAAATTAATGAATTTTTTGAAAAATATCCCCAAAGTATGCGACAGTTTGTTAAAGACGTTATACTTCACAATGCCATTAATCACCCGGACAGAGGAAGGCTTATGCAGATACCAGCATTCGATGATATTTTCGAAGAAAGTTCGGAGATTACAGGACAAAAAGAAGAAATTAAAGAAAATATATCCAAAATAAATACAGAAACTTTGAATAATTTTTTAAATATGTAAACTGTGCCCCTAAGGGGCACAGTTTTTTATTCTTTAGACGTAGCTTGCACCATATTATTTACTATCCATTCGGTCGGAGATTCCCTTATAGTTTTGAAGGGAATCTCTAAAACAAGTTTAACGTTTTAGGGTCACTTTCGCAGCCACAAACTTTTAAAGACATAAGCCTGTTAACGTCTTTAGATGTATGCCCGTCCCATCCCGGAGCATGAGCTATTGCAGGAACTTTAAACAAGTCCCAGTAAATCATTTTTTGGTGATAAGTAAACTGTCCATTCGGGGTGTCTATACCAGCTATAAAATAGTCTTCGTACATTGTTCCGTCAGAATGAAGCTTTGATTTCCAAGCCAAGCTCTTATTTTGGTTGCATATTACTGCAAAAAGCATGGTTCTGTGGTGATATAGTTCGTCCATCGTGTGAAAACCGTCAGATGTAGCATTTATTACGGTATTATTATTGTTCATCAGCGCCATCTCCTTCGTATATTTTGTGCCAAGGGAAATCCAAGACCTTCCCTATTTTTCTTGCCAAGTCTACTCTCGGAAGCCTGGTTCCTTTTTCATAATTGCAGACAGCTGACCTTCCTACATTCAGTCTCTTTGCAAGTTCAACCTGTGGGATCCCAAGTTTCTCTCGCTTCCTTTTAATGATGTTCAAAAAATCACCTCAGCCCTTACTTTCTTCCTCTATTAACTTTTTCAAATACCATTCAGCCTTCTGTAAGTCCTGCAAAGGATTTTCCTTACTTTCATATCGCCATATATACCTTAAAACATGCCCTTTAAGATATGCCTTAAAAGCTTCCTCTGTAGGCATAGATGCCTTAATTGCGTCTATGCACTCTATGCCTTTACCTGTGTAGTGAGGAGGTTTGTTAACCAAATCCTTGCCAGGCCCCCTACTCATTTTTAGACACCTTCTTTACAAAAACCACTTCCATTTTGTCACCATTATAAAATACTTGGAATTCTCCACTAAGAATTAATACGGGCATCGCCACTTTGCAGTCGTCGCAATCGTCGCCATAAATTCCAAATTCGTTTCCGGAAACTACAGTGTTATACGAATATCCAGGCTGATTCACATAGTTTTCATCACGAGTCACAACAACCCTTGTTTCTCCGTCCCCGTAGCCGTTTTTAAGAAGAACACAGAAATCCCTGTTTCCGACCAATACGCCGCCTCTGTCGGAGCTTGTTTTTATTGTAACTTCAAAGACCCTTTCTTCTTCCCTTGCTGACTTTTCGCAAAAATCAGAACAGAAAAGTTCTCCTGTGTCTCCGCCACTTGTCCCACAATTTTCGCAACAAGGAGCTCCGCACATTGCGCACGTAGGTTGCTCCAGCTCTCCAAATAATTCGTGCCCACACACTGAGCAAGTTCCATCAAATTTATTCATTTTTAAAATCCTTTCTATTAAGTATTTCTATAGCTTTTTTAACCACGTTCGAGTCTAAACCTTTGTTCGGGTCAACCTCGATAAAGTTGCCGGCGTAAGCAGAGTATTTAAGTTTGCGGTGATAATGAGACTTCTCGTCATCAATTACTACATATGGCTTTCCGCTCAACCTATGTTCGCTTATAAAATTAAGAATTTCCCGACCCCTGTTGCCGCTTGGGAGTATAGGAGTAAATGCGACAACTTTTAGCGGGATATGAGAGCCGGAAAACGCGCTCTTTGCTAAGACCTTATTTAAAATAACTGTCAAAGTTTCCGGAGTTATGTTTTTTAAGCTCCGCCAAGAACTTATTAAAACTATTTTCGCCCCCGTAGCATTAACTATTTGGGCGAGGTTTAACACCAGTTCAGGATCTAGCTGACCTTCCAGGCTGTCATCTTCCGAATGTAGAAGAAAGTCGTCAGTGTTTAAAACCCCGTCTATATCAAGGTAAATAATCTTGTCAAGATATAGCTTGTTCTTGGTCTTATCCACTACAGAAGCTGTCATTATAATATTTTCCGCAGGAGCCACTTTAGAGCAGTTAGTGTTCTCATATTCCGAATAGTCGCTTACTGCGTAACTATTGTTGATTATCATTGATGTTTGATCTGGGGCTTCGCCCAGATCAAACCCCGTGACACAGACCGAATGCCCTCCAACCTGTTCCGCGTCTGAGCTGACTGAAGACCTTGGCAAATCATTTAGTTCAGGACTATATTTTATTGTCCATAGAGCGCAGAAAATATTCCAGAAGGCAGCTCTGTCATGGCGCTCATCTTTGTCTCCTCGCAGATGCTTCAGAAAGTGCCTCGTTCCCGAGTTTACATACGAAGATACTGGAATACCAAGCTTCCAGTTGTCTACTTCATATTTCTCAGCACCTTCTTCGAAGTGTATAGAAGCCTCGAGGACAGCGCTCTCTAAATTAACGAAGAAAAGGGAGACTACTTCCAAAGCTGCTTTTTCTAAAAAGGATTTTTCTCCGCTTTTAATAAAGCACTCCACTTCCCTTAAAAAAGGAGAGGCCTGATTTATGGGAGTTCCGTCCGGGCACACAGCAGAACTTTTATTGTCTGAGTCATAAAGATCAGCCACTACATCCAGAGGAACATAATCCAACCTCCCCTTCCCCCTAGAAATGTCCCTTACCGCCCCTGTAGAGAATTCTTTTCTTTCGCCACTGTCTTTAATTGCCACTACTCCTCACCTCTTTAAAAAATTTAGTATACATCCCCATTTGGCGATTACAATTTGAAAATTCATAATTTAAAACGACCTCATTAAATGGTTCGCCGCCCTTATTTGTAAAAATTAAAGGCGACGCCCAGGGACTGTTGAGATTACAATTAACAGGGGCGAGAACTATCCTCTCCCCCCTGTTGTACATTTTTTTCGCTTCAGATTTTGTTACCCTTATAAATGTTGACTCTTTTGTGTTATAAATTTCTTCTCTCACACAAAAACACCTCCTTTTGTTACTTATATAGTTAAAATTTTAACCTATGCTTCCTCTATACAGCTGATTTCTTTTTAGCTTTTTCAGAGCCATCAACTGAAGTTTGTTTGCCTTGCCTATATAAAAGCTGTCCCATACAGAAACAGCACCGGAAGTCATTGTGAGCCAAGAAATAAAATCACAGTAGTATTCTTTTGGACACAGATCATTTAGCTCATCCCTCGTAATACTTAGTTTCTCGCAGCACAGCTTAATTAGTTTTTCCTGATGACTAGGCACAGCATAATGCACTTTTCCACTTTCATCTATAATCACTTCAAGATAATTTGTAAATGTTTTTTTGTGAATGGCAACGTTAAAAGGTTGGCTAAGAACAAAGGATCTTTTCTGCTCAATGTTCATTGCGCTACACCTCTTTTTTTACTGCAAGTTGGGCATAAATCCCTGTAAGCAGAGTGTTCAATATCGAGAGTCCACAAACTTGATATTGCTGCTGACTCCACTTCGCCGTACTCTTTAAACTCTTCAAACCCTTCGTTTAGTTTCTTGCCACAAGAGTCGCAAGACAGATAATATTTTCCGGAAATCCGTTCAATCAAATTTCTTCATCCTCCCCACAGTCACTTAATCTTTCTATACAATTGCTCATATGTTCGAATCTCTTTTTTGTATAATCTTCCTGGAGCTCAAACTTTTTGTTTGTTATGTCGTTTAGTTCCAATATAGCTTTATGGATTTCTAAGAACATATCTCCCCTCATTTTTTCCTCTAAGGACTTTAATCTTTCTCTTGTCATAAACTCGGAAATAACTGTAACAGCTGCAAAGACAGCAGTTACAGTTATTATCATAAAATTGTTCGCGTTGCTTGAAGCGCATATGGTGACCACTCCAAGGCACAAGGCCAAGATCATCACAATGAAGCTACTTATTTTTTTATAATTCATCTGCTGTAGACACCCCTTTTTTCTTTAAAGTCCCTCGTTGTCCAGTGGGGGTTGAGTATACGCTCATACTTACCGTTACAAGAGCTCGCTGTTCTCCCGAGAGCTTCCCCTATTCTTTCAAAGCTGTAGCCGTCACTTCGCATAGATTTTAAAGTGTCGACATCCTCCTTTGTCCAAGCTCTATTTGGTCTGCGAACAGGCCAGTCCTTCAAGTTTAAGTCATAGATTCTTCTTTTTACCGCTCCCTCAGTTCTTCCAAGATTGCCAGCTATATAAGAATAGTCATATTTGTTTTGTTTGAGGAGAAATTTTAAATTGTCATCATCTTTTTGGCTCCAAGGACTGGTCTTTATTACCAAGCTGTTTTCATAATCAAGTCTCCTCTTTTTCTTAACCCAGTCCTCTTCAGCACCGAGAGCATTTTCCTCGAATCTTGCGAAGGTAATTTTATGTTTATTGTTCTTTGCCCATTCCCAAAAATCATCCAGAAGAACAGCGTCGTAACGCTTTTCCACAACTAACTTCTTCCTGACGGGAAGCCCATCTCTCTTTAATCTGCTTCTTAAGTCGGTGTAATTTTCAATAAGGCCTAGAGCATCAAGTAATTGACGGAGAGAGATATATTCTCCTCCGTCAAGGTGTCTGCCAAGGCCAATTCTTGACGCCTTAAGCCTTACCGCTGCTATGGATCTGTTTATTTTTTTTGCTATAGCCGGGATTGCCACCACTCCCCAATTATCTTCAAGGATTTCGATATCTTCTTTTGTCCATAGTCTAGCCTCTCTCACAAACTACACCTCCGTACCAGCAATAACAAAGGGAAGTTTATAATTTTTGCACCTCATAAGCACTTCAAAGTAAGTTATTTCTGAGCCCTCCGGAAACTCCTCATCCGCAGAGTCCCGATCCACAGTAGCTGTTTCAAGGAGATTCAGTCTCTGAGGATAGTTTTCGCTATACTCGTACTTTTCCCCTGTAGTTTCTTCCCAATGATTGATGGCCTCTTTAAGGCTTGTAGAAGCGTAGACTTCGCTCTCAGTCAATCTCCACACTTCCGCAGACAGAGCAAAAAGCAGACCTTCCCAGTTTTTTATGCTTACAAACACGTCTTTGCCTGGTATAGAAACACTAAATTCGGCCTTCCCTGCGCCTAAAGACTCTTTTAGAAAAAGTCCGGCAAATATAATATTTTTCATATCTTCATATTCTTCTTCTGTTACAAAATTCATTGTTGTGCGCTGGCCAGATGTCTCCAATAGCTCCTGGTTGCATTCCAAAACTTCATTTTCACGTTCCATAATTGCTACCTCCTATAGTCTGTAAGGACAACCGTTGTCCTCCGGATTTAGATTAATAGGCTCGATATCAAGCCCAATAAGTATTTTTTTATAATGGCATTCGCTTCCTTTTTCTTCGCAAACACTGCAACTTGCCAGCCCAAGTTTAATCAGCTCAAGAAGGTCGCTGGTTTTCACAGCTGTTACAGAATCCAGCTTTTTCATAGCTTCGCTTTCCTTTACAGCTTCTTTGGTATACTTGGTTATAACTTGCATCTTGTTTAACTCAGCCAAAAGCTTGGCTATTTCGTCATCATCCAAACCTTTCAGCATCTCGGCCAGGGTTTTTTGAACATAAGTGCGAGTTGTTTTTACCAGTTTTACCTGGGACGTCGGCCTTTTTGCACCTTCCCAGTCTGCAACAATTTCGTCGAGAAGTGTTTTAAATGCTGCTAAAGTTAAAGTCCTCGCCTTTTCTTTTGAATTCAAATATTTTGCCATATTGTAACCTCCTATACTATATTCATCATTTGCGGACGCCTTGCTCCGATTCTCTGCATTCTTCTGCGGACAGCTAATTCGCTTCTGCCTATTCTTTCGGCAATTCTTGGACACGGCAGTCCCGACTCATAAAGAAGCTTTGCTGTCCGGTCTTCTTTAACTGTCCACGAGCTAAAAATTGCTGTATTCTTTTCAAGGTCTCTGCGCCTTTTTACAGAGAACCAGGGAGGCTCCGGCCCAAGAGAACCCTCGGATATTCTTCTGGAATCCCAGAGATCTTGGTTTTCCTGAAGCCAGGTAAACAGTCTGTGGATCTCTATGACATGAGAGACTCTTTTCTTATATACTTTGCGCATTACAGGAAACTGACAGTTTTTCTTCCAGCGAAAAAGAGTGTGGTAATCAACCCCCATTTCGCTAGCTACATAATAGGCTGTAAGCCTGTCTCCTGCACAACTCGCCCCACCTAAGCCTAACTTATAGGCTTTTGATTGTAATGCCTCTGGCGAACGATTAAACCTTTTAGAGAGGGCGTGGAGACTATAACTTCCCCAGAGACCCTCAAGTTCGATTTCATCTTCTTTCGTCCAGCGATTAAAGCTCTTTATCCCCATTGAGCTGGCTTTAGACTGAACAGCCCGGCTGGTCTTCCCCAGGTCAACACCTATCTCAGTGAAAGTTTTGCTTTTTGCGTGTTCAGCCAAGTATTTCTCTTCAGCCTCGCTCCACAGCTTCTTAGGACCTAAGCTAAGCCTGGATCCTTTTTTCTCTATAGAGCTGTAACTTCTCCCAAGTTTGTCAGCAATTTCACTTATTGTGTGACTGTTCCACATAGATTTTAATACAATTTCTTCTTCCCCTGTCCAATATTTTGCCATAACAACCTACTCCTTTAAACCATAAATTTCTCTAATATAGTGTCCGAGAGGGCGAGTGTAAAGCTCAATATCTTCTTCTGTTAAGCGCCCATCAACAATTCTGGAATACAGGCCATGTGCGCCTACGTATGTCTTAATTTCGCGGTAGCGGAGATGATTCACATTATCGTGATGATGGCAGTTAGCGAAGACATCATCGCCCTCCAAATAAATCTCGTTTATATCTTCGAGATTGGAAAGAATTTCATTTAAGTTGTTCCCCATAATTCTGTACCCAGGCACTCTGCCATTCCAAAAGCCTAAGTCTGCTATACAGACTATTTTGTTTTCCAGTGTTTTATCTAAATCTAGTCTCCGACACTCAAGAGCAATTTCGTCACAGCTGCAGCAACCTTTTGGACCGAGATAAACACACTCCTCAGTTTTGTTTCCGTCTTCATCTTCGAAGCAGCAATTTTCGTTATTTTGAAATATAATATGTTTTGTCATCCTCTCCAGCTCCTCCTTCCCAGCAGAGACCAATTGATTACCTTGTAATCAACATACATAGGAACAATCTCTGCCAATGTGTTTTCACAGAGAGTCCTGTTAATCGGCAGAGCAGAATATACTGTAAAAACCATACCGTCCCTGATGTCGTCAGTACAATTTACAGAAAAGACAGTTCTACATTCCTTTAAAAAAGCTACAGCTTCTTTGGCCGAGTGTCTTTTAAAAGAATTTCGGCTGAACTTTCCGCTTCCAAAAGAAATCATCTACATCACCCTCCTTGGCATTGAATTTTTCCACCACACGACTCCAATTGAACCTATTTCTTGTATATCCCAAGTCTTGTTATCAACATAAGCCATATAGCCAGTAATTCCTTTGTCTTCGTCAATTATCCACGGTTTCTCACCAGTCAGAATATACGAAACCATGCGGACTTTCTCATTATCCAGAAAAGACTCCCCGTCTAAAATTATGGAGACAGATTCGTTTTTATCGTAGCTTTTAATTTTTTCGATTGTCTTTAAATCATCATCGCTCAACTGTTCTTCGGTAACCGATATTGGATAGCTTGGACCAGCGCCAATCTTTTGTACATATTTCTTAATTTCCATCCTTCTCTCCACCCTTCTTTTTTTTCGCTCTTTTCGCTGCCCCCTTTGCCTCTTCGGACCCTCTTTCTCCAGAGAAGAAGCGGTACAGCTCGTGATCAAATTTAATTTCGCCAAGCCCTATAGCCCGGTATTTTTCAAAAGTTCCTCTCCTTTTTGCCCACATCATTTTTCTCCTGACGACGTCTGGTCTCCTGCCAACAAGCCTTGCGGTTTCGACAGAGCCTTTTTCTTCGTAAATAGCGGCGACAAAACATATTTCATCAAAAGTCCAAGGTTTAAGCCTACGGGAGAGTTTCGCGATCCCGTAGGCTTTAAGATAGTTTTTAGCGAGATATGTTTTCTTATGCTCATAGTCTGAAACTTTCTTCGTCTTCCACTCTTTGGCAAGCTCAGCTTGCGCTTCCTTCAACTGCTCCTTGGTATCTACTGTTTGATAATACAGGACAGTGTTGTCTCTCTTGAGCCTTACTTCAATCCAGTATTTGTCCATATTTTTTAATTTTCCGCTAAGTATTTCATACTTTATTTTAATCACCCTCTCTCTGCACTAAATTTTAACAAAAAAAGAAGAAGCGCTATACGCTTCTTCTCCATATCGGTATTTTTTTTATTCTGAATTCAGCTCCCGAATTAGCCTCCCTTTCTTTGCTCGTAAAATATTCAGCGTCTTCTTTGGAAAGCGCCAGACCAACAGCCAAATCTACCGAAGAACTAAATCTTCTGCTAATTAGGAAATACTCCCCAGTTTTAAAATTTTCGTCTTCCATGACCAAGCACCTTCTTCTTTATGTTATTTATTGCACTTACGAATTTATCCAGTTTTCCCGGATTGGATAACTTGCCCCTTATTGAGGCTGTCAAAAACTCAACCTCTTTTTTTGGAACGCAGCAAGTAAGCCTCTCCCCCTCAGTACTTTCAAGATAAAGCAGTGACAGCCTGTCCGAAGAAAACAGAAAAGAATTTTCTTCGTCTTCATTGTCCTGCCAATCAAACATTTCGACAAAGTAAAGGTTGCCAGAAAACAAACCCTCAACTTCGGAGCTCTTTTTCGCATAGAAATAAATAGGGTCCTCGGAATCAGCCCCTGGCTCACGCCTCTGGATATTTATTTTTGCCAAAACAGTGCCTCTAGGTCTGTTTGTCGCCTTTCCCGCGCTGTCTGGAGGCACAGGGATTAAATTGTGGATATCGCAGAATATCTTTTCAATATTCACCAAAAGAATGTTTTTTGTCTCGTATCTGTTTAACCTTATGTGCATCTTTGCTACCACTTCCTTTCAGGTAAATTGGGTTTTTATTTGTCCACTCAATAAAGTCGTTAAACTTAACAGGGACTATGTACTTTCCTCTTCTGTCAGATATTGACAAAAACACTTTCTCCAAAAGAATACCTCCTTTAAAAGTGCCTGTTTAAGAAGCACAGTTTCTCGAGACAAGATTTCCCGTTCCACGAGAGGTCCCACACTTCTTAAACAAACCATAATAAAATAATAACAAAAAGGCAACGCTTTTTCTTTCTGCGTTTAAATCCCTTTTATTACTTATATTCTCTTTTTTGATATAATAAAAAAAGAGGTGGTCCAGGTGGATTTTGGGAAAAGAAATCTTCAACACATGAGTAAAATTAAAAGCAGCGGAGAAAATAAAAGTATGGTTGAGCTAAAGTACAAGGACAGCTCTGGGAATATTTCCACCAGGTTTGTGGAGCCATACAAATTGGACGGGAATGATTTTTGGGGATATGATCCGGAGAAAAACTCAATAAGAAGGTTTAAAGTTAAAAATATAAAAAGTATAAAGCAGACAAAAAATACATTTGAGCCAAGGTGGAACATAGAAATGAATAAATTAGCAAACAGAATTGAAACCATACTGGAGAAACTTGCCTCTGACAACGACATTTTGAGCAAAGCGTTTAAAAGGAAGCTTGACTCAGAAGTTGCCGAGATGATGGCTAACAGTCACGAATATAAGAGACCCAACACAGCTGGCGCCTTAGCCCTTGTTAAGAACTATGCCTGGGAAAAGAAAAGAAGGAAGATTTCGGAACTTCAAGGCATAAACAAGCCGATAATCGAAAGCAAAGTTTTAGATATGGCAATGGCCATAAAGAAAGACAAAAAATTACTCAAGCCGTTTATCGTTGTTAACAAGATACATGGCATTAACCCTCAAAGTAAAGGGAAGAGAATTCTTCTCGATGGGCATCATAGGATGGAGGCTTGCAAACTGTTAGGAATAGCCGAAGTTCCCGTTTATGAAGGAAGGTATACAGGGGGAGCTGAGCTTGATACCAAAGAGCTAAAAGAAAAAAGCTGATACTTTTCGAGTATCCTTAAATAAGAACAAAACAATACCTATGGGGACCACGCCCCATAGGTATTGTTTTGTTCTTATGAAGTGACAACTATAACTGTTACTTCCAGCTTCTTACAATGCTACAATTGTATTGCAAATAACACAGATGTCTGAAAACAATTTCAAACACACAGAATAATAAGTTGACTCGGACTCTTCTTATTTGCCTACTACTCCTTCCTCCTGGGCTTGCCACCTAGGAGGACTTTTTTATTTCATTTAACTCTTTTTCTGTAGGTCCAAGAATAATAGGTTCCGCTTTAGTTCTTTTTGTAGCTTTTGGCGTATCAGCAGTTATTTTTGGCTCACGCTTCTTACTTGCTTTATCTTCCTCATCCATTTCTTCTTCCATAGCTTTCGTTGCTTCCTCTATAGCGTTCATTAAGTCTTGTTCTCCAACTTTGTCCTTAAGCTTTTGAAGCTCACCATTTATTTCGTCAGCCATAGTTTCTGTTAAGCTCTCTATAATTTTTTTCTCAAGCTTTTTCTTAGTTACAATACTTCCAACTGCAAATCCTACAACTCCTGCGGCAAGTGCTACTCCACCCAGTATTAAATTTTCTTTCTTTAAAAGTGACTTAAATTCCATTTTTAATTCCTCCTGTTTTTTTGTTTTTTTAAATTAATTCCTGCAGCAATTAACTTTTTTATTCGTTTTCTTCAAGTGACGTGATTCTAGCTTTCAGCTCTTCGATTTCTAAACACAGATCACTTTCTAAAGCACCCTGATCATATCCAACAAGGTATCCAAAGAAAGCACCAAGAGCTACTGAAGCCAAGATACTTAATGTTTTTTCCATTATTAAATCCTCCTCTCGAAATATAAAAAGAAAAAAAGATAGACAGATTCGAACTGTCTTCTCAGCAAACCACTGCTGCGCTTTTCCAAATAAGCTATACTCTTTTTTTCTTTTATTACTTATATAAGAAAAAAACATTTTTTTAAAAGAAACAAGTGATGTATAATAGTGGCAAATACTTATTTGAGGAGTGATTTTAATGGATTTAAATGAAATGTTTTTTGAGAAATTAGCAAGCGAGAGCCCAGAACTTCTTGCTGAAAAAATAGCCGAAGAGATTGTAGCTGAGTTTGCGAAAGAGGCTGGGTTTGCAACAAGTCTTGGCAAAACAGGCCTTAAGGCTGGCAAAGCTCCATTTAAAGCTAAGGCAGCTGTAAAAACCGGGCCGACCGTAGCTAAAGTAAAAGCTGGGGCAGAAACAGCTAAGACAAAAGTGAAAGACAGCACGGGCAAGATAAATAAAGTTGTAAGTAAGAGAGATATGGCAATTGGCGGAGGCGCCTTAGCTGCCGGTGCAACAGGGGGTTACCTTGCAGGGCGTCAGCAGAAAGTTGCTGAGACCGATTTTACTCTCGACAACAATTATGTTGGGGGTTTGCAAAACAGAATGGGAAATTCATTTCCAGCTATAAATGCTCCTCTTTCCGGAGCTATAACTGGAGGAGCCATTGGAGCCATAAATTCGGGAAGAATGGGCGCGGGGGCACTAACAGGGGCGCTGATTGCCGGCACAGCTGACGCAATATTAAGAGCAAGGCTGCAACAGCAACTAGAGCAACAGGAAGGTATCGCAGCCAGATCCTTAGCTAAGGATGAAAAGGTTGCCTGTCTTATAGATACGTTAAGGAGATAAAAAACAAAAAGACCGAACATGTTCGGTCTTTTTTAGTCAAAGGTTTACTTTCGACAGGTCTTCAAATATAATTCTCTTAGAGAGGTGAATTTTTGATGCTTAATATAAACTACGATCTCATCGATCCTAAATATCATTCAACAATACAATCCATTGAGTCAAGGCCGCACGTTATGTATCTGAGATATCTTTTATCTAAGAGATACTCTCCGTCACTAATTAAAGGTGAGCTTTACAAAATGGGGCTATCCTCCCCCCACGAGAAATCAATAACAATATATTATTTAAGCGTGATGGATCCTGTTATTAAAGCCTGCGGCGTGAGCCCGCTGTATGCGAATTATAAAAACAAAATAATGAAAAAGAACGCTCCGAGAGCATTTTCCAAAGACACCCTGGTGTACAGGTCAGATGTTTTTGACTCGCCAGACATGCAGGTTAAATTCTGTAAATTTGTAAAGGCTATGGAGATAAGTGATGTGTGGGGAAATGAAATTTTCTCTGTTCACGGCGAGCTTATTAATATGCCAGTTGACCCAGAGACAGGGTTAAGAATACTTAAGGATTCTGGGTCATCTTTATCGGTAGACAGAATACTACTGTCTTCCAAAAGATATCTTATTGATAAAATGATACTTGAAGGAGTAAGTAATAAAAGAATAGCTGAATACTTTAGGGAAAAAACAGAACAGAGAATAACGGATGGAGACGTAAATAATTACAAAAAGATATTCTTTAACATAAGGGTGCAAACTATTGAAGAGAGAATCAAAGCCCTTGAAGTTGAGAGAAATTCTCTTGCTCAACTACTTAAAGATATCGACAGAGTTGCCGGATACGCAGACATGGATGTCGGAGATAAGTTTATAACAAAAAAACAAACTGAACAGAGAATAAGAGAGCTTGATGATAACATAAAAACTCTTAACGCTATGTTTACAGACGCAGCTCATGCTTCGGCCACAAGTAAAAGAAACGATTTTGCCGGAATGTTTGCAGATATCCTGGTTCGCAGTTACGACAGATTCTGCAAACTTGATAGCTACAGCGACAGGGACGTTGTAGATCCTCTTGTAAAAACGGTTAAGATGATGAGCGCTGCTCACGACAAGGTTGACCAGATAAGCGCTGGCGCAGGAGATACAAATGCCAACATGGCACTAATGCAACTTTACAATAAGACCGTAGAGGAAATAACAAATGATGAAATGTATAAGGCGAACCAGGAACTTGGGTCCCAAGGATTCGACCCACTAGACCCTGATGTTTCTCCCGACGAAATCGGAGGAATAGAAGAAATAGGCGCTAATTTTGCAATTCAAGATGAAGATGAAGAATAAAAAAGCTCCCCTAATTAGGGGAGCTTTTAAAATACATATATTCTTGCCAGAAAGTCTGTATAGGCGTCCTTTTCATAAACTTCCAAGGTTATTCCGAGTTTTTCCGGAGGAACAAAAAACATTGTGCTTGAAAAATTCATGATAAAATTTGTGAGAATTTCCGGATAAGAACGAATAAAAAATTCCTCACCAATATCCTTTATATTTATTACTAAGCTTTTTCTGCCAGAAGGCTTATCGTCAACAACAGGGTGCACAACCTTTTCTGTACCTATTGATTTTAAAGAGTCGTTTATCCCCATCTTTTCTTCATCACTCATGATCTCCGAAGACTTTAGTTTGTGGATAACGTTACGAATAAGTTCTTCGTTTTCTGGCGTTATTTTTGGAACTTCCCGCTCCTCATTTTCTACGGAAGATTCGTGGTAAAATCTTTCAATAAGAATTGTTCCGTCAACATAGTTATAAAGAGCATCTCTAAACACGCTTAAAAATGAAGTACTGTCATTTAGTCTGTCGCAGATAAAGTACTCTTTCTCCGGGCTCCCAACGAGCTTCTCTAGCTGGCCTTTAATCAAGTCTTCAAGTTCTTTTCTTGTATCTCTTATTTCTTCACTCAAACAAATCAGCTCCTAAAATATTTTTTAGCCAAGAGATACGCATCCACTGTCCACTTAGCAACCATTCTCTCGTTGTAAGGCAGTTCATCAATATCTTTTCCTTTAGCGACAAGAAACGATGTTACGTCTGGGCACTCCAACTTTTGCAACATCGCCACATCGCAACAAAGTTCGTTCAGGTAAAACTTCTCCCTTTGTAACCTCGGTATTTCGCTGTATGTCCCCATTTTTGCCTCCAATATACCGAAAACAAAGGAGGCTATCAGCCCCGAACTTTTCAAAGAATTCTTCTTGCCCTCCAGAACAACCAGATTACTATTTCTCACGCAAACCACTCTCCTTTTGTATATATACTAAACCATATAATTATATATATCAAGACTTGTTTGTATATAATTGTTAGTGTAATATATATACAAAACAAACGGAGGTGTTATTGTGGCTACTGTTAATAAGAAAAAAATATTGATTGAACTTACCGAAGAAGAGATAGAAACTATAGATCGTTTTCTTGAAATAATCGGTAAAAAGAACAGGATTGACGGGATACGAACCATGCTGGAACTTCTTGGGAATATAGGGGCAAAGAGAGACAGTAAAGTTTTGCTTCTTTCTGCTACGGAGCGCGGTGTTAATATTCTCGAGAACAAGAACAAGATGCTCAAAATAAGTAAAACGGAAAGTAGGGACACCAGAGAATGCACAGTGTCTGTGGAATACTCTGACGGCAAGACAAATTTCGACTCCTTTATAAGAAGAGGTATAGAATTATGATTAAGGCTATTAGAAAAGTAGGGAATATGTTGTCTAAAAAGCTTGATATTCAAGGGCTTAAGCTGAGGCTCATAGAATATATATTAAAAAAAGCCGGACTTCCTTACCAATTTAACGGGAGAGTGTCGCTTTTTAGAAATTATTTTTCTCCTACTGAAAAATACCCCAGAATTGTTACAATAAAAAAAGAGAATGGAAACGTGATCAAAGGCCTCGCTATGAAGATAGGGATACTGGGAGAGTTTAAAGGTTCTGGCGATGGCACTGTAAGCGTGTTTCAATATATAATTGTTAAAGATGTTGTTACGCAGGAAGAGAAACTTCACTTTGTTTCTTACCATGACGAAATAGACATAATTCGCCCAGAGGACGTTTTTAAAAAAGCTAGGGAGAAAAACACAAATAAAGCAGGTGACTAATAATGGCCCAGGAACTACAGAAAGTTATCCCATCTCTTTTTGCCGAATCAGTATTTCAGCTTGACGGAAGACCATTCAGGCTAGAGAGCAGAAAATACCTAAGACCTATTTATGACGCAGAGATAGAAGAAGGCATGATCATGAGTGGTCGTCAGGTAGAAAAATCAACAACCAACTCCACTAAAATGGCCACGCTCACATTGCTGATACCGCACTTTAAAGCCCTGTATTTTGCCCCCCTTACATCTCAAGTAAGGGAATTTTCAAGGGAAAGAATAGGCAAAATTTACGAGTACAGCCAAGAACAGATAGTAAAGAAAAACTTCATAGGGAAGCATGATGCCCAAGCAGTTCAGTTTAAAGAGTTTAATAACGGTTCAGTAAATTACTTTAAACACTGTTTTGCTACAGGGGACAACATTCGTGGTATTACCGTTAACGGTGTTTGGGGTGACGAAATACAGGATATTCACATAGACGCTATCCCCGTAATTAAAGAAACCCAGTCCCACGCCCTCGAAGCCGGCGCAAGAATGAGGGTGACCTGGTTTACAGGGACGCCGAAGACTTTCAGCAACACCATTCAACAGTATTGGGACAGATCTACTCAGGCAGAGTGGGTCATCAAGTGTCCATGCTGTGGATTGCAACAGATAATGGGCGTTAAAAATTTAGAACCCAAAGCCTTTGTTTGCAGAAAATGCAGAAAGCCTCTCCCTAGAACAGCGATAGCCAACGGTTTTTGGTACGAACTTCAACCGGGAAAGAGAATGCGAGGCTATAGAATATCTCAGATAATGGTTCCCTGGATCAGACCGGAAGACATCTGGGAAAAGTATCAGACGTATTCGACAGCTAAGTTTTTTAATGAAGTTTTGGGGAGAAGCTATGAAAACGCCGACAAACCCTTCACGTCACTTCTTTTATCTTCAATAAGCGACAATGACAAAAAGTTATATAGAAGGGCAGAGGGTGTTTTCGCCAATACGAGGAACTATATGGGTGTTGACTGGGGCACAGGAGACGGGTCATACACCGTAGTTACAGTATATTCAGTTAATTCCGAAGGGAAGTTCCAGCTTCTTTATACCAAACAATACAAAGTTGGCGACGAACTTGATCCTGAGTGGCAGTTAAAAGATATATGTAATTTAATGAACTTGTTTAAAATCGCCTATTGCTTAGTCGACTGGGGCTTTGGGTTCACTCAATACAAGAAAATGAAGAACCTTTTTGGCGCAAGAGTCGATGCATGTTACTATTCTTTTAACCTCGGTCAGAAACAAAAATACAACCCACAAAAAAGTATGTGGGTTGTAAACAGAACAGAAGCCATGCAAGAATATATAACAGCCGTCAAAAACCATGAAATTGAATGGCCCGGAAAAGACAAAGGGGAGTTTTCGTTCCTCTTTGATGACCACTTAGTTGAAATGGCAGAATACAGAAAATCTCAAAATGGGCGGAGTGAGGAGCTTATGTTTACTCACCCTGAGGGCCAGCCAGACGACGGATTGCACGCTTGCGTGTATGCAAGACTCGCCTATAAGCTTCATGGGCTAGGTCCTGCCGGACAAATTACGTTCTCTGGAGCATATGGTTCGAACATATAAAAAAATTACTAGGGGCAAACGCCCCTAGTAATTTAATATCTTCTCATAAGTTTCATTTATCCCGCTTCCGTAGTTACGGGTGCTTATAATCACTTTTATTTTATTTGATTCTGAAAAATCAGTTTCCGCCAACTTTTCCAACACTGGAATTATTTCCGGGTGTTTTTGCATCAGATAATTTATTTTACTTATTGTCTCCATATATTTATTCCTCCTATTCTCAAATGAAACAGCTTAGGCAATGCCTAAGCTGTTTTTGCTACTTTAGTCGCTGTTTTTATTGCTTTTTCAGCGACTTCTAAATTTTCTTTCTTTGCCACCTTACTTATTGCCTTGGTGGCATTTTTTGCCATTTTGCCGATATACTCGGCATTTTGGCTGTTTACATATTCAGTAACCTTGCTTGTTGCTGCCACAGCTGTTACTGCGACTCCCAGTCCAACTACTACCTTTGCCCCTTTTTCTATAAAGGGGATTGTTTTTAATAAACCATTAATCATTTTTATTCCTCCTGTTTTTAATTTTATTTTCTTGTTTCATATTACTTATATAAGAAAAAGGTTTATTTTTAAAATATATGAGTGCCCCCATTAACTTGTAGTTTGGTTTCAAAACCAATATAATAAGGCATAGAAAGAAGTCAGGAGGTGCTCATATATGCCGTCATTACTTGAAGCTTTGTCAGGAGGCTTCGACACAGTTGGAGCAAAAAACGTCGAGAACGGCGAGTTCGCAAAGAAGTTGGACTCATATAAAAATTCAATTGTGAGCGAATATATGAAGTTCAACATAGATCTAAATAAGCTTATTGCAAAGGTTGCTCAAAAAGAAAACCTTAATGACGATCAAATTCAAAGAATAGTCGAAGAGGTTAACAATCAGGTTTACTTAATTAAATATAACCAAATGAAGCACCGCACAGACAGAGAAGTTGTTTTTGACCTAGCTTCTCTTGCAAAAATTAAGGAAGAGATATCTGGAGTTTCAACAACAGTTGTTCTTCCAGGTGGCACAGAAAGAGTCGCAGCTATCGGAACAAACAAAATGATGGAAAAGGTTGCAAGCTGGGAGGAGGACAGCCAGGGAGACAGCATAAACATGTTTAATTCCGGAGTGGACTTTAGCTCTTCATTGTCGCCAGAAGCAGAAAAAAGCATGGCAGAAATAAAAGCAGAAAAGGTAGCAAAAGAAATAATTGACATAAACGAGGAGCTAAACGAAGCCGTTATGAAGACAGCTTCGTTAGCATACAACGTTGCAGACTGTTTAGTACAATATTCAAAGCATGGGATAGATCCAGGATTTGTTTTCGAGGACATCTGCAAAATTGCAGACTGCTCAACCAAGTCTCAGGCACTAATAAAAAGTGCGGTGGAGAGAAAAGTTGAGACAATGAAAGAAGCCAGACTACTCCCCGAAGATTATTCGGTAAACTTAGAATATGTTAACACTAAAGAAAAGAATCAGTATTCCTTAGGCGAGTATTCTTTTTCTAAGGAAGCTGAATTTTCAGGCCAGAGCAATCAACCGCTTCCAATAGTTGTTACCGACAAGAAAGCAATCAAAAATATTAATCAACTTGTTAAAGCCATTAATGATTTGGAAAAATCCAGAGAAGACATCGGCGTTGTGTCTGCGAGAAAAGACAAGATTATCAAGGGAGCCGGTATAACTTCTGAGTTAGCTGAAAAAATGGCAAGTGCATGGCTCGCAGGCGGCTGGAAGGGTGCATTTAAGAACTTTGGTACAGCACTGAAGGGAACAGAAGCAAGGAATCTTAAAAAATCTTTAACAGCAAATGAAAACAAAATTAAACCTCTGGTTAAAGCTCACAGCCATATTAAAAATCCGGAGGCGAGAAAAGAAATACAGAGTCAATTACAAAAAACTCTCGAAACAGAGAGAAAGCCATTGCTAGACGCCTACGCTAAAGCTACTAAGTCCAGGAACAGAGCTAGAGCAGTAGCTGGTGGCACAGCAGGCATAGGCCTTGGGGTCGGCAGCATTAAGAAGAAAAGTGACAACGCAAACAATGTGATGTATTATTAACGTGTATGGTGAACCCCACCACAGGTTATATAATTTTAAACTAAAAAGCTTTTTAATTTAAAGGAGGATTCAACATGTCAATGAGAGAAGACAGATATCAGTCAATGGTAGAAAAATTAGCTGCAGAGATAGCTGAAGAGGCAATGCAAGGTGTTGCTCCAGAGGAAGAAGAAATCGACGAGGAGACTTTAGACGCTATTGCAGAAGAAGTTGTTGCTCAAGCTGAAGCTGAAGAAGCGGCAGCCGAAGGCGAAGAGGAAGATGAAGAAACTGAAGAAGAAACTGAGGAAGAAATTAAAGAGGCAGCCTATCACTTAGCCTCAGAGATCGTTAAAGAAGCTGGTTTTGGCAAAGCTGTTAAGAGCGGCCTTGAAACTGCGGCTTTAAAGGGTATGTATGGTGCAGATAAGGCTAAAGCTTTTGGGCAGACAGCAAGAGTTAAGGCTAATCTTGGCGCAAAAAATATTGGAGTTAACGCTCAGAAAAAACAACAAGTTAAAGATTTTATCACAAGAAGCGGGGTTACAAAAAGAGACTTGGCTACAATGGGAATCGGCACTGGCGTTGGCGCTGGTGGAGCATATGCCCTAAACAAACAGGCTGCGGCTCCAGCAATGTTTAAAAACCTTGCTCAACAAATTAAGGCTGTTCCTGGCGGAATTAAAGCTAACGCATCTAATGCTGGGCTTAGAGTTAAAGATCTTGGAACAAACAGCTTAAGCAAAATTGACGGAGCTGTTATAAACAACCCATACAAAGCTATTGCAGCTGCTGCTGGTATTGGCGGAGCTACAGGCTATGCTATCGGAAACAGCAAAGAGGCGGAAATTTACGAAGCAGCTATCGAAAAAGCAGCTTCAGTTTTCGAAGAAGGCTTAGCTATCGAGAAAGCAGCGCTTAACGCTTATAAAACTGCTCAGATTCAAAAAGAAGCTGCAGAGCTTATCTTCAGCGAACTTGGACTATTAGACTAATTAATAGCACTAAGGGATATCCTTTAGGTTATCAGCATATATTAAGGCATTCCTAAAATATTTTAGGAATGCCTTTTTTGCACTCTAAGCCCTGTTACAAACTGTTTAGATAATGGTATAATAATTTCAGTTAAAAAAGTATGAATGGTGGTGACAACCTAATGAATCCTATGACTGCACTTTGGGTTGGCAGTGAAGCAGTTACTGCCGGCAAAAAGGCTAAAGTTGGCGCAGGGTCAATTATGAAGGGAAACAATAAATACAACAAGATATTAAAAAATGATCAGATTGCAGCTCCGAAAATTAACACGGAGCCAAAACTTTTCAAATCAGCTTCGGAAGAACTAGATTTTTTATATGAGGTTGCAGGAGGAAAAGAAGTTTTGGCAGAACTGAGAGAGATTAGGGAAGACGATAAAAAACACAGCCCTTATCTTTTCCCAGCAGCACTACTTGCCGCTTCTGCAGGAACACACGCTATAGTAAAAAAAGACATCACAGCGCCTGGGAAACTTTTGTGGAGAGTTGGTCCACAAAAACTAAAAAGAGAAGTTGGCAAAGCTTTCGGAAGGGCGTTTCCAAGCACTAACTCTGCAAGGAAGGCGATAAAAGATATTTCGAAAGCATCAAAAGGCAAGGCTGCAAGTGACAAGGCAAAAAAAACTATAAACAATAATAAAGATTGGTTTGACCCAATGATTAAGAAGGCTGCCCTTGAAGGAATTAAAAGCTCAGCGCCAGAAACATACCAAGCCCTTAAAGGTAGAAAACTTGCAAAAAAGTTATTTAAAGAAGACTTTATTAGAGGTGGTCTGGAGGCAATTCCTTTCTGGGGGGTTCCTGCCGCAGCGGGTATGATTGTCGGTAAAAATATTTATGATCCATCCAGAGACAGAGATAACAATAAAAAGATAGTTGTTGATGTACCTGCAAATGGAGCTTTAAGTAAAATGGCCGCATCGGCGAGACAATATGTTTCAAAGCCTTGGAAAGATTGGGCGAGAGAAGACTTAAGTTCCGCAGGAGCCAGGGGGCTGGGAAGAGCATTAGCAGTAACTGGCGTAGTTGGAGTCACAGGAAGAAACATTCGCGGTAGATGGGAAAAGATGGATGGTCAAGGGGATCTTCCTCCGGTTGAAGAAGGAAAGATAAGGCTGATTATTGAGCAGCCAGCATCAAAAACAAAAAAGAAAGCAAGTGAAGAGCTAGACAAAATGTTCGCTGAAAAGCTTGCAGCCAATGCAGTTGTTGATGCTCAAGAAAAGATTAAGAAATCTTCTATCGACGAAAAAGAAAAAATTAAAAACAGAAGGGCGAAGGCCTTGCAAAATTACGACGGGTTAAAACAAGGCGTTCTCAAACAGGTGAGAATGAATCCGGGATTTCCTGAAATTGAAATAGAGGAGCTTCAACCATGACCAACATTTACAACGTTATAGCATCATCAGCTAAAGACCTAGTTTTAGTAAAAATAGGTTACAAAGACTCTAAGGGAAATTTGTCAGAAAGAGCGACAGAGCCTTACGAAATTAAAAATGGGAAGTATTATGGTTTTTGTTTAAATAAAGGAAGCATAAGAGCCTTCGACTTAGACGGGATAACTTATGCAACAAAAACAAGAGAAAAATTCTCTCCAAGATGGCCAGTTAAAATTTTGTAGCCTTTACAAGAGCATTTTTTTGTTATAAAATTATTTCAAAAGGAGGTTTTCGTTATGACTGATATGAAAGACATTCCAGGAACACCAGATTGGATTAAAAATGGCGGAGGAACTACTCAACCTCAACCACAGCCAACAGAGGCAGAAGAAAAGAAAGAAGAATAGTATATCCCCGGGAGGTGAATAGGGCAGGGCTTTTAGCCTCTGCCCTTATTATTTATGGAAAAAATTTTTGACAGCGAATTTATAAAAGAGGCATTTACTATATCCAACCCCAATCCGCAGACAGTACACATTCCTGAAGGAACTCCGCTGGAAAGTCCTTTTGCACAGTTTACTAATCCTGCGGAAAAGCAGGAGGAAAAGGGAATATTCGGGATAAAGGTTACTCCTTTGGCAATTGCGGGAGCTATAACCGGAGCTTTGATAGGCAAGGCAAAGTCAGACAGGGCAAAAATAAATGCGGGACTTCCGACTTTTGCTCCACAACAAAGTGAACCCCAGAAAATCGGATACCAGGAGCAGATGCAAAAGTTAATTAAGAATCTGAGAGTTCTGTTTACCCCGATTTCTGCGGTATATATAGTTAAAGACGGAGGCAGAGATATAACTCTCGACGTTATAGAAACATCAGAAATGACAGAAGAGATGCATAAAGCGTGGGAAACAAAGAACGATATATATTTTAAAAACTTAATGCTTAATAAGATGCATTCAGAAATTCAATTTGCCGAAAAAGCATTTGCAAAGAAAATACTTGAGGGGCAGATGAAAATGATGAACAAGACAGCATCATTTTCAGATTCTTTTGACATGACAGACCAAGAAATGGATTTTTATTCTGACGTCCTTGGAACAGTTATGGCGAAATCCTCCGAAGAGATATCAGAGAAGCTGGCCAGCCTATCTTTAAAAAATGCCCAGGAAGATTGCGAAGAGTATGTTTTGGCTGAGGCAAGACTAGACAGGCCTTTTGACAAATATGCTGGCATCGTAGCAGATACACTGGACTTTATAAGCCCCACAAAAAGAAAAGAGGCCAAACTGCAAAGGAACTTAATGGACCCCAAGTGGCTTCGCAACAACGCAACAGTTGGTTTCTTTCCGGACAGAGTCATTTTTGCTGCCGACAACAAGCTGATTGGCACTCTCCCAATAATAAATATGAATGAGGAAGGGTATAACAGATTTTCTGCTGGAGACGCAGACTATTTCAAAGAGTTTCTTTATCAAGAATCAAGAAAAGGGCTGGCAAGAATAGGTAAAAAAGAAGATATGGAGAAAGACGCTTCAGAAGAAAGTGTTGCGACTCTCTCTGAGGAAAGTATATTTTACGAAGCCGGGATTCATCCAGTAGTGTACTTTTTAAAATTAACTCAGAAATATGGTTTTGAGTGGGTAGACTTCAGTTCACACGCAATAATGCAGATGATAGAAAAAGATTTTGCATTAAAGCGGCCGATAGATGATATAGCGCTTAACAAGATTTTATCTATAAAAATTGCTAACAGCGGAGACAAGGTATACCTAAATAGACACGCTTTTGAAAAGGTAGTGCGATCTTTTAACGATAAACCAGTAGACTTTATGGAAAGAGAAACTGACGACCTTGATCTTCAGGACTTTGCAATTGCGCTGGATGCGCTTAACAGAGTTACTCCCTATGACAACGTTTACGATAACTTTTCTCCAGAAGTTTACAACTACATGGCTCAAGTTCTTGCCGACAAAGAGAACTATATTTGGGGAATAAACATTTCCGGCACAGACGAGGAAATGTCCTTTATAACGTTAATGAATTACACCGTCTTAGACAAGTTGAACAAAAAGTTTTTGGCAGCAGCTGAGAATGATAATCAGATAAGTGATATAATTGACAAGAACGAGAGAATATTTAATTTGGCGTTACAACTTCTTGACATGTTTAACGAATTTGTCGCTGGAGGAGATTCTGGAGAGATAGCTATGGAGAAAATCAGAGCGGTATCTTCGGAAAATGTCCGCGAAAAAGATGTCACTGAAATCGCTATAAAGCAGGTTGCTAAAGCAGCAGTGATAGATAGTTTGTTGGGCAGTAAAGAGTCGGACATGCTCGCCCAGATTAATTCTCTTGGAATAAAATTTTAAGGCAGGTGAGAAGATTTGGAAGACATGGAAAAAATACTGAAAGAAGAAAAGGACAAAGCCCTTACAATGGTCAAGACAGCAGGATTTAACTCAATGAAACAAGACCCCTATGAATCACCTTTTCTTAATCTTTCTGACACAAAAATACCAGAAACATCAAGAGAAATTTTTCAGTGGTGTAAATATTACTATATGTTTGATCCGCTTATTTCCGGAGCCATAAATGCCTTAGCAAATTTCCCTGTTACAGAGGTTTATCTTGAAGATATAGATGACAAGACTGCTGGAGAAGGCGACTCAGATATCTTTAAAACTTACGAAAGGGTTCTGTTTAAAGAACTCAACCTTTATAAAATATTGGCGGAGATAGGGATAGACTTTTTTACTTACGGGAACTGCTTTATTTTTGGCGAAATGAAGACTAACCCGGCAACAAAAGAGCGGGAATGGAAAGTGATAACCAGGCTAGACCCTTCTAAAATGACCATAGATTACAATCCCGCCACTTACGAAAAAAAATATAAATGGACGGTTCCGGAGTCTACAGCAAGAATAGTAAGAAACAAAAAGCCGAAGGCGGAATATGATAAAATTCCGGAAATGATAAAACAGGCAGTTAAAAAGAACGAGGCAGTTGTGCTTAGTAACGATAACATATATCACTTTTCAAGAGCAACTGATTCGATGGGAGACAATCAAGTTTGGGGGACTCCGATAGTAGCTAATGTTCTTAAGCTTCTTATGTACAGAAATATTTTAAGGCAAGCTCAAGAAGCTATAGCGAGAGAACACATAGTCCCCATGAGAGTTTATTATCTTAATCCTACGAATGAATTTTCTACAAATGCTGACTACAGCACTACAGCGAAAGACTTTGCCAAAGAGCTTATGAAGTCAGTTAAAGACCCGAACTACAAAGTTGTTTCCCCTGTACCGGTTAATATGCTTTCTGTAGGAGGTCAAGGCAGACAGTTGTTACTTACCCCTGAAATACAACAGATACAGGACGAGATATTGGCAGGGATGGGCGTACCTAGAGAGTTTATATTCGGCGGAATAAGTTATTCGGGAAGTTCAATATCTTTCAAAATTTTAGAGAATCAATTTATAACATATAGATTGCATCTGAAGGATTTTATACAAAATTTCTTAATAAAAGGTATGGCCAAAGCAAGGGGAGAATGGGTTTCTGGTGATGATGACAGTAAATTAATAACTGCCAAAATGACTGACCTTAAAATGCAGGATGACGTACAGCAGAAACAACTGATAATAAACTTGAATGGCGCTGGCAAATGCACAAACGAATATATGTGGAAAGTTATGGGCCTTGATCCAGACAAAATGAAGGACTCCTTGAAGAAGGAAGCTTTGGAGGCTGTAAGGCTTGAAGCTGCGGTTGAAGAAGAGCGGTTGAAGAGTCAGCAGAAGGCTTTAGACTTGCAACTTAAGTTACAGATGGCCCAGATAGAAATGCAGGAGAAATTGCGCAGATACCAAATGGCCCTCCAGGGAGACACGATAGACAATATTCCTGGGGAAGATCAGCCAGATATTCAGTCTGAAGCTCCTAAAAAGAGTGAAGAAGCGCCAGAGAATGTCCAACAAACAGTCGAACAGCCTGTTATGCCAGGCAGCGGAGGGCTTGAGGGCATTGTTGGTCAGTTATCTAAGATTGACCCAAAATACAGAGAAAAGGTGCTGCAGACATTTCCAGCATCTTTCGCGGCACAAGTTAGGTCGGCTCTCGAGCAGAGAGAAGCAGGGGACAACGTAGATATGAGGCCTATGCCCGAGCAAAGACCGCCAAGAAGAGACAGTTTAAAATAAAGGAAGTGGCTCAATGATCCAGAAAAAAGTTAAGACGTTTGTTCTTCCCGGGATGGAAAGCAATATGGAGCAGATTATGAATAATCCAAACGTAACTATCGTGGACAAGGTAAAGGTTCCTTGCCCAAAAGAAGGGATAATCATAATTTATATCGAGTACGAAGAATTTGTACAGGGCGGTGAGACACTTGAATATCAAGACTGAGCAGTTAAAAAAATCTATTCTTGAACTAATACAGAGCACAACGCCAGTAAATGGCAAAAATGGCTCACTGTTTGTGGAGAATTTGGATTTTGACATTCCTGACGCTGATGATGCAAAGGCTATTCTTGACTTAAAATATAATAAGTCAGGGAGTATGGAAGGCCATGTTTCCGGAGAAATAGTTATAAAAAACTCCGCAGGAAAAGTTATCAGCAGTTCAGGAAAAATAAAAAAACTGATTCCTTTCCCCATAGCGACAGAGAGAGGAACCTACGTTGTCAATGGTTCAGAGAAGTATATATTAAATCAGGCACGACTTAACCCTGGAGTATACACAAAAAAAGACCAGGGAGAAACTACCACAGAAATAAAGGTAGACAACTCAAAGACTCCTGAGGCAGGGAAATACGTTCCTCCGATTAAAATTTCCTACAACGAAGAAAATGGAGACTTTTCCGTAAGTATAAATAAAAAGTCTGGCGGAAACGGAATATCCTTTTTAAGGAATATGGGTTTTTCGGACCCCGAAATTGCAAGAATGCTGGGAAACGGTGCGATTTCCGACTCAGCGTTTCAGAGATATGGCAGCAAGGGCGGAGCAGACATATCTAAAATATATACTTTATTGGTGGGAAGATCTCCGCAAACTGTATCTTCGGACAAGATAAGAGCGGAACTGTATGACTTCCTCCAAAGCAACGGAGGCTTTGGTTTGGGCGCAAAGGCAACTAAATCTTCTGTCGGAGATACCGCTATAACCAAAAATCTAATTTCGAGCGCAGTTACCAAAATGTTCTCTACTATTCAGGGACAGGATGAAGCTGATGATAAAGATGATCTAAGATTCAAAACTATCGTCACAGACAATGATTTTATTCTTGAAAATATAAAGAAAGACTGGGACGATTTTTTAGAGAAGTCCAGGGAAGTTTTGGACACCAAAAAGAAACCCAAAGTATCGGACATCAGAGCATCTTCAAAGATAGGCAAATCTTTAACTTCCTTCATGTCTTCAAGTAATGTTGCTCAGTTGCCAGACGCAATCAATCCGCTAGACATGGTTAGTGCATCTCGCCGTGTTACCCAATTGGGAGATGGAGGGATGAGCTCTGATTCTGCCAGAAACGCTGTATCCGCGAGAAACATTGTTTCCGGATCAATGAACAGGCTGGACCCGGTGGAAACTCCTGAGTCGTCAAAAATAGGCCTAGTAGAGCATTTGTCTGCAGGTGCCGTCGTAGATGATAAGACCATAAAAGCTCCCGTTTACAAGGTTGATAAAGGCTCGGTCAACACTGCTAAGGAAATATTGATAGACCCTGTCTCAGAGTATGATAAAGTTGTCGCTTATAATGACTCTCGCTATGTAAAAACTGCCGGCAAGTCAATAGTTTTTACAAAGAACATTGTGCCAGCAAGGCACAAAGGAAAAACGATAGAAGCTCCTGTTGAAAATGTGGATTATATTGACAAGGACCCAAGGAACGTCCTTGGCTATGCAGCGGGGATGATACCATTTGTTTCTCACAATGATGGAAACAGGACTCTTATGGGCGCCAACATGCAGAGGCAGGCAGTAAACCTCGTCAACAAAGAAAAGCCTTTTGTGAGTTCCTTATACGATAGTGAAAAGGGCGAGACATACGAGGATTTTGTTGGCAGAGAATTTGGCAAACCTGTGATTTCCGATGTTTCTGGAACAGTGGAAAGAATTGATGACGGCAAGATGATCATCAAAACTAACTCTGGCGACTACGTAGAAAAGAGTTTCAAGAATTATCTTCCCGTAAACCAATCATTTATTAACAATGAGGTTAAGGTTAAGCCGGGAGACAAGATTAAAAAAGGAGATTTGTTAGCTGAAGGCTGGCAGACTAAAGACGGCAGCTTAGCTCTCGGTCTTAACGCCAGAACGGGATACCTCTCATATAAGGGACACAATTTTGAAGACGGCATAGTAATCAGCAAATCCTTCGCCAAAAGAATGTCTTCGGAAGAAGTGGAAGATCAAACTGTCGAAATAACCAGGCTCGTTAAAGGTGGCAGAGGCTCAGGGATCAAAGACGAGCTTTCCATGTACACAACTAACCCTGAAGTTATAAATAAACTTGATGATGACGGCATAATAAAAGTTGGGGAAAAGGTTAAAGCTGGCGATACCATTGTGGCCACTTTGAAACCCTTGGACGTAAAGAGCGGTGAAATGGACGTCGATGACCAATTGGCACTTTTTGCCTCTGCAGACAGAAAAGCAGCTTACAGATATATACCAATTAAAATTGAATCTTCTTCCTACGTTCAGGGCGAAGTTAAAAGGGTTACCATCGTAGAAAATCCGTCCAGAACAATTGCACAAAAGATTATTATAACTTTGTCGAATGCGAAGCCTTTAAAGATAGGCGATAAAGTGTCCGGCAGACACGGGAACAAGGGTGTAATTACAAAGATTCTTGATGATGATGAAATGCCAGCCACAGAAGACGGGAAGCCTTTAGAGGTTCTGTTTTCGCCTCTAGCCATACCTTCCAGAAAAAACCTTGGGCAGGTATTCGAAGTTAACGCTGGCCTAGTAGCAGAAAAAACAGGAGAGAATTTCAAAATAAACAACTTTGATCCAGAAGAAAAAGACAGAATTTTGAAGAAGTTGGATGAGATAGGCTACAAAGATGGCAAGATGAAAGTTGTTCTTAAGGAAAAAAATCCTGATGGGACAATAAGCGAAATCAAGACTGACAACCCAGTTACAGTGGGCAATATGTACATGATGAAGCTTAAGCACCAGGTTGACGACAAGATACAGGCAAGATCAAATTTAGAAACTTCCCCTCACAACAAAACAATGGCTCCGACGAAGGCTGTTGGCTCCAAGAAGGGTGAAAAAGGTAACCCTCAGCGCCTTGGAGAGATGGAGATGAGAGCTTTGCAGGCTCATGGAGCAGTGTGGAATATTCTCGAAAGCACTACGATTAAGTCTGACGGTGGTGGAGACAAGGCTCAGAGAGCAGCGATATTTGACGCCATAGCAACAGGCAAGCTTGACGCCCTCGACGTTCCCGCAACGCCAGAAACTTTAAACGTAATGAGCGACACCCTGAAATCTCTTGGCCTGAATGTTAAACCAATAAATAATGGCAAGAAAGTTGAAACTTTTGACTCCGTCTTTGATAGCTTATCAATAGAGCCCATGAAAGACAGCGAGTTTATAAAGATGGTCGGCAGAAACTCCGAAGTTACAAAGCCAAGACTTTATAAAGCAAAAGACATTTATCATGAAGTTACGAAAGGGAAGAAAAGGGTTTATGAGGATCTTCCAGAAACTGGGGGACTTGTTGACCCCAAAATATTCGGAGAGAAGGGAACCATAGACGAAAGAAAAAGATGGGGATATATCAAGTTAGCGACGCCAATTCCAAACCCAGTTCTTTTAGGAAAAAGCGTTTCCAGCAATCCTTACACTCTTTTAACTGGTTACAAATCTTCAGATATAAATAAAATGATGTCGGGCGACACAATTGTCGTTGGAGACCCGGATAAGTACGCTCCATTTAAAAATATGGAGCCGGAAATAAAAGAGAAGCATAAAAAAGATATGGAAGAGCTTGGCCTAAAGCCAGGAGATATTATATCCGCTAAACAAATGAAGGAGCTTAACGAGCAAGGTAAATATGTTTTGTGGGAAACGGGCGGAGAATTTTTACAAAAAAAATTGGACAGCATTGACTTAAAAAAAGAAATAGGCAAGTCGAAAGTTGAACTCGACAAAGCTCAGGGCAAAGACATAGACGCGGCATACAAGAAATATAAAGCATTGATGGCTTTAGAGAAAAATGGGCTGTCTCCCTCAGACTTGATGATGACAGTTGTTCCTGTTGCCCCAACTTATTTAAGACCTATTTTACAGGGAGATACTAAAAAGGATTACATCATAGATGATGTGAATAAAATTTACGGCGAGATAGTTACTGCGAACAACCCAATAAGAATAGATACTGAAAAAACTGACATGTATCAGTCCAGGGACCCAATAACTGCAGCAAGAGGAGTAGCTAACATTTTCTCTAAGGTTTCCGGCCTTTCCGGTATGGAAGAAGTTAAAGACCAGCGATCAGGAAAGGTCTTGCAGTCATTTAAGCTTGGTGGCAAAGAGGGGCTTATAAGAAATGATATGCTCTCCAAAAGAGTTGATTTCTCAGGCAGAGGCGTTATAACTGTAGACCCTGGGTTAAAAATCAACGAAGCTAGTTTGCCAATAGATATGGCAAGAGATGTTTACAGGCCATTCATCGTAAAAGAGCTTTTGAGTCAAGGTCTTGTTGCTAACCAGTTTGAAGCCAAGAGAAAGATTGAGGCAATGGACAATGATGTTAAAGACGTTCTCAAACAGATAGCTAAAGACAGGCCCGTAATTATAAATAGACAACCTTCTCTTCACAAGTTTAGTATAATGGCGTTTAATCCAATTATTAAGGAGACCGAGGATGGCGAAATCGTAAGAACGATAGGCCTAAATCCTCTAGTTACCAGTGGCTTTAACGCTGATTTTGACGGGGATTCATCAATAAATTCAATAGTTTCAAGGTTTGTCGAAGTTGACAGTAAGGAAAATAAAGAGTATAATAGTGATTACAAAGATGAATTAGGAGGTAATCACTATATGCCATTTTCTAAAGAAACAGCAATAAGATTTAACAGAGGAGTAATTAATCTTGGCGATTTCCCAAGGGCAGAATTAATAAAGAAAAAAGGCAACAAAGAAATTTACAAAGTTCCAAGTAATGTTGAAGTCCTGACCGTCTGGAACGGTGAGAAGAAATGGCTTCCCGTGGAAAGTTTTTCAATTCACAGGGGCTTGACGATGCTGGAAGTAAAGACAAATTCGTCAAGAACGATTCATGTTTCAGATGATCATTCTATGGTTTCTGTTGATGATGATCTGAATTACTTTAGATGTCCGGCAAAACTCGGAATGACCGTTCCAAGGATAAGAGAGTCCGTGAGCTTGAACGAAGGAGAGGAAATTCTTTCCGTTCCCCTGGAAGTGAAAAGGGAGACTAAGTACGAAATTGAAAAAACAGCGCTAGAGCTTAAATTCCCGGAAGGGTATTTGTTCGGAGTTTATATAGGAGACGGCTGGGTTCCTGCCGACTCACGAGACAACTCCATATGCTTGGCCTCCGACAAAAAGCACCTTGTTTTAAAAATAAAAGAGATTGTCCAAAAGTACCTTGGAGAAGAGCCGCACTTTGTATCCACTACATCAGTACATGACTTCGACGGGTTTGTTTGCAGGAGCGAGAAACACACGTGGTTTTCCAAAACTTTCAGCGAGTTATTAAAACAAAACATCGGGCAAGGTGCAAAGAACAAGCACTTACCACCATTTTGGGCAGAGTCTCCAGAAGATTTTAGATGGGGACTGCTTAGTGGACTGATAGACACAGACGGGACTGTTTCAGAAACAAAAGCGAAAGCTAAAACGAAATCGTCTTTTTATGTTGGCTATACAACGATATCCAGAAGACTGGCTTATGAAGTTGTTGCACTCGGACACACACTAAACCTTACTGCAAGCGTAACAATAAGTGAGACTAGAAAAGGCGAGCCTTCATATTCGGTTACATTTAACCAGGAAAGCTTAAAGACTTTGCAGAAGAAGTTGCTTCTTCAGGTAGAACACAAAGCAAATATTTTGGCTAAAGCTAAAATATCAGAAACTGCAATGAGAAATAAATACACTCCAAAATTGTCACAGGACAGACTAGGGGAACTAAGAAAAGAGATTGGGTCTCCAAGAACTGATGATAAGCTGACAAAAGAGGAAAATGAATTAATTAAGAAAAGAAAGAGCCTCTATGCTGTCGTTTACAGAGTATCTAAGGATGACACCGCAATCACTAAAGACACAGCTGTAGAAATCTTTAGTTTAGATTTAAAAATCTTTAATAATGACCCTTTCTGGATCAAGTGGAAGTCAATGGTGCTGGACGAAAGTATTGACTGGGAAATGGTAACAGAAATTAGACCTCTTCCGTTCATTACAGAGGCTTACGACTTAACAATTCCTCCAGCGTACACAATGGTTACGGAGTCAGGAATTGTTATTTACGACACGATGTCAGTCCATGTTCCGATAACTGAAAGGGCAAAGACAGAAGCCAAGACATTAATGATGCCGTCAGAGAACTTAATTAACCCTACTGACGGAAAAATGATTGTCAGCATAAAACACGAAATGGCTATGGGCATCTATTATCTCACTAAAGACTTCGACAAGCCAAAAGGGAAGGTTAAGACCTTTACATCAGGAAAAGAGCTTAGAAAGGCATACAAGGCTGGAGAAGTGCATCCTCGTGATAAAGTGAGCGTTGGTGATGCCAAAGAAGTAACAGCTGGGCAGGCAATGTTCAATCTGCTTCTCCCCAAAAAGTACAGGAACTTTAAACAAGAATGGGGCAAGGCCCAAGTTGAAAAAGTTCTTAAAGATATGTATGACGACGGTGAAGACAGCAACTGGACATCCACATCAAAGCTAGAAATAAGTTCGATTATGGACGAAATAAAGGACTTAGGGTTCGAAGCTTCAACGAGATCAGGGCTGTCTCTGGGATCAATGGATTTTGCATCAAACTCAATTAGTAAGGTTTTTAGCGGCATCAAAGAAAAAACAATTGAGGGTTGGCAATCTCTGGAGCAGGCAATAGAAGGAGACATAAAAGCGGGGAGAGTGTTAGACAGGGATAATCCGTTAAGCGTTATGCTTGCTTCTAAAGCGAGAGGAGATGCTGGAGGAATAAGAAGGATGATGGGGAGCGTTGGTGTCGGCATGGACATAAATAAGCGCCTTACAGACCCAGTAGAAAACTCGTTCTTTAGTGGGCTTACTGCCCCCGAATATTTCAATCATGGGAAAGACTCCAGAAAAGGTATGGCAGATAGATCTCTTTCAACTTCTGCGCCAGGAGCCTTAACTAGGGAGATATGGTCTATGGCTCAGGATGTCGTTATAAAAGAAAAGGACTGTGGGACCAGGGACGGAATAGTTCTTAACGATTCTGATCCGGGGTTAGTTGGAAGAATAGCCGCGGAAGACATAGTTTCTGAAAAAGGAACTGTCCTTGTTCGCAGAAATGAAATGATTACTAAGGAGACAAGAAACAAAATATATGCGGATAAAACGTTAAAGAAAATAAAGGTAAGATCTCCGCTAAGATGTAAGACTATAAGTGGTACCTGCCAAATGTGTTATGGGGCTGTGCCAGGAACATTACAGCTGCCAAAAGAGGGTACGCCAGTAGGAGTTCTCGCTTCACAAGCCATGGGAGAGCCTGCAACACAGATGACAATGAACACATTCCATTCAGGCGGAACATCGTCGGCAGCAACCATAGGTCTCCCAACAGTTTTAAACATCTTGAACCTCAAAGAGACAAAGGGCAACAAGGCTGTTCTTGCTACAAGATCAGGAAAAGTAACAGCTATAGACAAGGGGGTCGCTTCAGATACTGTTTACATTGACGGGCAAGCGCACAAAGTGCCTTTCTTTGAAGGCAAGAGCAGACCACTAAAAGTAAACGTTGGAGATATGGTGACGAAGGGGAGTTTCTTAACCTACGGAGATTTAGAGGACATAGAAAACAGCTCTGACAACAAGTTGTTTTTCTCTGAGGCTAACCCCAAAGAACTGTTTGAGATAAGAAGAGAGGACGACCAAGAGGGCGCCTTAGGATACGTTCAAGATTATCTTTCATCATCACTAAACAGAGCTTATGAAAAAACAGTTGGTTCGGGGGCTGTTGACAGGAGACACTTCGAAACAGTTGTAGGGAAAATGACATCTATCTCTGAAATCGCTGACCCTGGAGATTCACCCTTTATAAAAGGCCAGAAAGTGGACAGAGGAGAGGTCTTCTCTTGGAACAGTAGAATAGCTGACCCAGCAAGCATAAAAACCGTGAAGACATCTGACCCAGCAACTACAGGGAAAAAGTCCGCAGGAACATACAGGGATTTGTCAGGAAGTATTATAATTTCTGAGGGCGAAATAATAAATGACCTTGCCAGAATAGCTCTTTCGAACGCAGGACACAGAGAAATAAAGGCGTATCCAAAACCAATAATTGCTGAGGACAAACTGTTCACAAAACAGACTGTTGTTGGCAAAGGTCACGAAAACTGGTTTAGCAATATAGGAACACGAGACATAGGTAAACACTTAATGGATGGAACAGCCTACGGTCAGGTCGATAAGCTAGAAGACCCAAGGAGTCAGACAATGGCTGGAAAACTTTTAAGCATAGGGAAAGGGTTCTTCACTCCAAATAAGGAGCGAAATAGTTTTTCAACAAAAATATCCAATTTATTCTCTCGCGACAAATCTTGACAGATTTGGTCGCGAGAGGTATAATTTAGAAAAATTAACCCTTCAGGAGAGTGAAAAGATTGTTCCCAGAAGAAAAAAGAAACGGAAGCGCGAAGAAAAATAAACCTTCTGCAAAAAGCATAATTATAAACCAGAAGCACTCAGAAGCCAGAGAAATATTAATTGGTTTGCAGCTTGAGCTGGAATTTATGAAATCGTTTACTCCTAGCGAGAACAATGTAGCAGTTACCGAGAAGGAAATTAATTTAAGAATAAAGGAATATGAGGGTCATTGCGAGTATTGGTTAGCAAAGCTCAATTATTTCAAAGGGTTAAAGCAGGCAAGACTTGATAATCTTGCGCTCGGGGCTTTTAAATATGCTCCAGATAAAATAATTATAAAAGGTGACAGTTGTTTTTGCGAAGATAATTCTGCAAAAACAACCAAGCCTTAATTATAATACCATTCCCTGATAACGCGGGGGTCGCTTCATTCTTAGGCCTAAGGAAAGAAGCTACCTCTTATGTGGCCACAAGAGGCGTCGCCCCCGCATTTGAAGGGAAACTTAAAAAATAGGTGGTTGTTTTATGAACAGAAAAAATCACAAAGAGCTGATAAGTGAGGTTGCAGAGAAAATCAGCCGTGACAACTTAGAGGTTAAAGAAGTAATTAACACCTACCTGGAGGCTATCGAAGATACTCTGGTGTCGGGGAAGGCAGCCGTTATAAAAGGAATAGGTGTTATTAAAATAAACGAGCTTGCTTCAAAGAGAGCATATGACTTTAAGCAAAAAAAGAACGTGGTTAGGCCAAGGAGAAATCTTCCAAAAATGTCATTCAACAGATCTTTTATAAAAAATATCAAAAAAAATACAGAGGGCTAAGCCCTCTGTATTTTTAATTGTTGAAAAATTTTTGCACATCCTCTATTTTTCTTGTGCTTGTTTTGCTGTAAGGAAAGGATGAAGCTATAACACCTTTATATCTGGCAGTAGCCATTCTATTATCCAAAAGAGCTATAACACATTTGTCATTGACAGTTCTCACGCCTCTGCCTATGGCCTGCTTAAGAGATATTATCATTTCGGGGAGATAATAATCGGCAAATGTTCTGTTGCCTAAAATCTCCGACATTTTCTTCATAACCGGGTCTGAAGGATTCGGGAAAGGAAGTTTATCTATAATCACACATCTTAGAGAGTCTCCAGGGATATCAACTCCCGTAAAAAAGGACCTTGTCGCAAATAAAGAAGTATCTTTTTCTGATGTAAAAATATCGAGAGCTTCTTTCCTCATCATACCCTTCTGGCTTATTATTTTTGAACCAATCTTGCCCGCAACTCCATTATAAGCGTGTTCAAGATTGGAGTAAGAAGTAAAGAGACACAGGGCGCCTCCGCCACTCGCAGAAATTACACTTTTAACCTGCTCAGGAAGAAGTTCTCTGAACTGCTTGGAGTTTTTATTATCTCCGTCTACAGCGTTTTCTGGCAGATACCACAGTTCTTGGTTTTCCAGGTCAAACGGTGATGATCCCACAAATTCAGAAACGGGGGCGACATTTTCCTCGGCAATATCTATACCCATTTGAGATTTAATATAGCTAAAGCCCCCATTAACACTAAGCGTTGCTGATGTTACAATACAACTTTTCTTCTCGTCTTCGTTGTTAAAATAATGTTTTGCCATTTCTTCAGCAACCATAACTGGCTTACAATGAAGACTTGCTCTGTTGTTCTTATTGTCTGCATCGGCCCACACAACAACATTTGTATCTTTAGCAGCTTCTCTATATGAAGATATTAATTTATACATAGCTTCAAGCCTGTTGCGCGTCGAAGAAACTAAATTATAAAGCTTTTCTATTGATGCGGAATCGTTATTTTTGTCTCCATCTTCAGAAAAAGGCAGACTCTGCTCTATTTCGTCCGAAAGATCAAAGAGCAGGTTCAGAACATATGATGTGCCAGAATTGAAGTCCTGGAAAACTTTCTCATTAAGAAAGATCGGTGTGCGGTCATCTATAACTTTTTGCTGCGCGACAAATTTCCCCGAGTTAAAAGAAAACAGAGTTGTCCACATCTCTCCAAACATTTTTTCACAAACGCTGAGAAATTCTTGGGCTTTGAAGTCAGGAATATCTATCTGCACACACGACAATGACTTAATTATATTTGTTATCTCCGACAACTTGTTTCTAATAGAAAGCATATTTCCGTAAGACGCCTTTTCTTCATAAAAGTCTCTCATTATCTTTGGAGCTTCGTGAGCTTCGTCGAAAATGAGTATGCCGTAAGGCCCCAATATTTTCCCACCAGCTTTTATATCTTGAAACAGCAGATGATAATTCACGATTGCTATTCGAGCAGCTTTAGCCCTGGCTCTCGCTACCCTGTAAAAACACTGATTTCTGTTCGGGCAAGAAGATCCTTCGCAGGTTTCCTCTGCACAGGAAACCTCCATTTTAGTAATGTCATCAATACCGGCTATATTTAAAGCTGACAAGTCACCAGTACCTAATTTGCCATGTTTGTAAAGCTTAATAATATCGTCTGTTTTAGACCCTGTATAATTTCTGCTCATCATTAGTTCTGAGATTTTTGAGAGACAAATATAATTTGTCATCCCCTTAAGCATCGCATAGCTTATTTCTGTTCGACTCATAGAGTTATGAGCGCGAACCATAGCCGGGATATCTTTGTTATAGAGTTGCTCCTGCAGACCTATTCCACTTGTCGCTATTACGACTCTTTTCCCGCTCTCAGAAATACTGCTTATTACAGGTGCAAGGTAGGCATATGTTTTCCCGAAGCCACACGGGCCTTCCACTATGGCATGCCCTCTTTTCTCAAGAGAAGACGCAATAATTTTTGCAGCCTCTATCTGACTCTCCCTTGGAGAGTAGTTGGGATTTATTTGTTTCATTATCCCGTTTTCCGAAAATATAAAATCTATTTTTTCTTCAAAATTTTCAATATCCATAATTCCCCTCCAAAAAATATAGCCTCGCCATCTGCGGCAAGGCCAAGATTATCTGATTTTTGTGTACCAATAATGGAAAACAGCGCAAGCATCGGATTCATCGTCTGTCTGGAATGTAACTCCAGTATCCTTATAAACGTCCGCAAGGTGATCCCTTATAGCTCTCTTGGTAACGTCCGGAAGATGTTCAATGAAATCTTCCGAATATCTCGATTTCAAAGCTTTTATTAACTCCGATATATTAAACACCGTTCTCACTTGCGAGACTCGGAACTCGTTTAACGGAATGGAATGTATTCCACTAATACTGACTAATGTGCCCATCACCTCTCCGAGTAATACGCTAGTCAGAACGCCATTAAATATTTCATTTTTTTCAACTATTATTAAATCAGGCCTAATTGAAGATACCAAATCATTCATTGTTCTCGATATGTTCTGAAGGACAGCTATGTTTTTTGAAGCCCTTACTTCCATGTCTCTCCGCTTCTTCTCAGCTTTTGAAATCTTAGACTCTCCCGGTCTCATATAAGACATTATGCTGTTACCGTCACGGAGCTCCACTTTCTTTTTGCTTTTCATATAACCGAGAGTTTCCGCACTGAACGGCTGAGGAATTATCGGGCATGACCTCATTTTTGAGATTTTGCCCGAGGGTTTAATTTCTGCGACAACGAGCCCGATACAACTCGATGACAAATCAAAAGACATAACTATCATAAAAACCACCTAACCCTTTTCTTTTCTGTTATCCTTATTAGCTTCTTTTTGTTGATTTTTTATAATGCCCAACTTACTTTCTATCGCTTTCGCAGTTCTTCCTAGCTTTTCCGATATGCACGAGCTCTTGTAGCCCTTCTCGTACATGTCCAGCATAATCCGTACTTCCTTCTCAGTCCATTTTTTACAATCCGTTTTCATGGGCCTGTCCTTAACATTCAGTGTTGCCAGCCTTGATTTAATTGCCGCTTCAGACCTACCTATTTTTTTAGATATTTCACAATAAGTTTTGTTCCTATTGACAAAGAAAAGGAGAGCTTCATCTTCGCTCTTAGTCCACCGTTTCCCCGTTTTTTTGCCATCTGAATTTTCAGTATCAACCCTTCTTTTTCCGTCAACCCATTCAGGTTCCCTGCCAAGGATATTTTTTTCTAAGCTTGAAAAATCTATGGCGTTTTTATTTTTTTCTGCCCATACCCAAAATTCGTCGATATTTACATATCTGTATGCTCTTGTTTTCGAAACAACTTTTGTCTTGTAGGGGATATTTAGCTTTTCTATCCATACTTTTTGAACCATCCAACAATAACTGACTCCGAAGCACTTTGAAAGTTTATTTAGTGTTATTCCATCAATATGACTTAAGGGGTTGGTCACACCAAATATCTTCCCCCCTCTGTTTTTTATTGAGGAAAAGGATCTCCCCAATTTTTTTGATATTTGCATCAAACTAAGCTCACCAATTCTGTCACGTAAAAATTCATCTTCCTTCTTGGTCCACAACCTTTGTTTTCTACAAGCCAAACCCCCGCACCCCCGAAAATATTATTTGAACATCGACATTATTCCTCTTAGTTTTGACGGCCATTGCGGGTCACTTGCATACTTAACTGCGCCACTTGGCCATCTATGCATGTCACTTAATGATTTTCCACTATAATACTTGCCACCCTCGTTTAAGTAATTCTCTGAAAGATAACCAGCGACATAAAGTATCCCATACGCCATACTATCAACAGATTCTCCGGATATTTTTTCAAAATTAACTGCATACTTTCCTGGGTTGGAATCGTATGCACCAAAGCCGAAAGGGTTCCCTGTTCTCTGCGCGATAGCTGAGTTTCCTCCGTCGCCCTCAAGGATTGACAGCGACCACAGAAACACAGCATTTACCCCGAAAAGATCTTCTGCCAAGACAAAATATTCGCCGTAATTTGATATGGGTCTATTGGGGCCAGCCATTTCGTTCAGCTCGTCTGCAGTTACTCCTGAAGGGATTGTTAAGTTGGTTATATCAAAATGCGCAGGAGTGCCCGAACTTCTGGATGGAGGATCGTACTCAGAGCGAGACGATTTAAACGGCACACCCATAGCGGCACTTAATGTTTCATTGAGCTGACCGCCAACTCCGCTTAACGAGCTGTTAAATTCAGCCAACAACATTTTAGTTTCCTCCAGCTCACAGAGACTTTGCGCAACAATATCTTCTTTTTCTGGAACTATATACCAAACTGTAGCGCAGAAGAAATATAACCCGAATACAGCTGACAAAAAAGTACACAAAATCCGTTCTTTTGTAATCAAAAAATCATCTCCTTTGTATGTAAAAAAACACACAAGGGCAATCTAGCCCCTGTGTGTTTTTTGTGATTTAAAAAAGTACGCCTTTTTTCTCTGCTTCCGGAGCGTTTGCAGGCGCAGAAGAGTCTTGTGGATACTCTGCGAAGTCTGCATCTATATATGAGTTGTCTTTGTCGATAGCTTTTAAGAAAAGCTCTTGCAATGACAGACTCAACCCTTCTAGTTCCTTGTAAACTTTTGGATCGATAGTCCCGATCACTTTATAGTTTAACACAAAGTAAACGCCTTTTTCATCGGATATTTTATCCAGAGTAAGTTTAATCTTTAAAGCAAAAATACCAATCTTTTTGCCGCCAGAGTTTAGCTTTTGACTTACAGCAGTTAAGAAATCTTTTGTTGGACCGACACTAGCTCCTTTTGCATTCAGCCTGAATGGCTGTCCAGTCTTATCTACTGCCATCCAAACGTAGCCCTGAGTACACTTTGGCTTCTCTCCATCAATCCATTGAGAATATTGGCACTTCTGGCATACACCGTCACCAATACCTTCAGTTTTTGTTTTGCCATCAAACGATCTGCAAAGAGGTTTGTCGCCTCTCTTGAATACTGATGGCCACATTACTCTTGATTTTCCGAGAGTAAGCAGAACACACTCAAGAGAATCTGAATGCTCCTTCGTCACAGTATTATAGAAGCTTCCTGGTGGAACGTTGTTTTTTGTAGCCTCTTCAGAAAGCATCTGAATAATTCTTATTGCTGGAAGTTTTATATCTGTTTGGTCGACAGCCTCCAAACCGGTTACCGCTGCCTCAGAGCCCTCAAATTGGCTTAAATCTAAAGCTAAGTCAATAGCTATATTTTTGCTCTCCTCTTTTACTAATGCCTGTTCTTGATCTTTTTCTTTTGACATATTAATGCCCCCCTAAATAAATTTTCTTTGCAACTTTGTAATCTCTGCTAACTTTGTAATCTTGCCCAATTTAACTTTCGAAAATTAAATTCCTTTTACTTGGTCTTTCACTTTTTTGGAGATAGTTACTTTAATTGTTGAGTGAGCGGGAATAGTGATTGGTTCACCAGTCTGTGGGTTTCTAGCAACTCTTTCTGCCCTGTCCTGTTTCTTAACACTACCTAAACCGTGAAGCGCAACAGTTTTTCCTTCGGTTGCTTCCTCAACAGCTTTTTCAAAGATAGCTTTGATAACCTCGTCTGCTGTCTTCTTTGATAGCTGGAATTTATCAGCTATAAAGTCTTTCATTTCTCCGTGTGAAAAAGATACATTTGCCATATTTTTGGCCTCCTTAAAATAAAATTACAACGTAGCCTAATCGTCTACGTTGTTTTATTTCTTATACAAGAAAAATTAACAGTCCAATTTTTCTGTAAGAAATCACTTACCAATAAGCTTACTTCCTTTAGTCTTGTGGTCCGAGCAATAATATTTAAGCCCATCATCCCCGTTTTCATAATAAACATCGGCGAACATGTCGTCTATCGTTTCATTGTTAGTTACAGTGACTTTGCCACAGGTTTCACATACATATTCTGGCTTCTGAGTGATTATGTCAAGTATTTCTTTAGGTATAGCCGTGTGAACACCCAGGAGTTCGTCTTCGTCATAGAGAAACATTATCGATGGAGACTTTTCATTTAGCAGCGTCTCTGAAGCTTTTTCACAACTTGTGTAGATTCTCGATTTTAGCACATCAATTTTTTCAAGCCTCTTTTGATCAATAAGAATCGTAGATAGTTTCTCTAAATTGGGATACAAAAAATCAAAAATAATTTTTTCTTCAGCTGCCGGGATAGAAACAAAAAGCATTCTATACGGGCGAAGAACATTCATTGACGGTATATTGCCACCCATCCCAGTCTCAACCAGTACTTTACTATCTCCGTCGATATCTTCGACAGTGTCTGGGTGGTCCCTGAGATAATTACATATCCTGGGGCGCCCTCTCGTAGCGGAGATTATATCTTCCTCTGAAATCATTTTCATTCCATAGGTAACCTTCATTTAAAAGCTCCTCCTTTCAAAAAGAATGTAGAGAGAGAACGAATGCTCTCTCTCTCCTTTTATTACTTATACACTCTTTTTATTAATCTTTAAAAAAGGAGCTATTCTATAGTTCTCTCTAAATTCGTCTTGATATACAAAAGCAGCCCTTAAGCCATACGAACTTCCACGAGACTCTTTTTCTGACAAGTTACAGTGGTCAGCAAACAGAGATAAATCAAAAAAAGGCTTGCACTTTTTACACAGTCCTAGATCAAGTTCGTAGGTAGTGAATTCATTCTTGCATGATTGACAGACAATGATGTGAACAGCATCCGTCCTCCACTTGCTTATGTCCGAAATCTTTCTCCAGTCATGAGCATCTATAAATTTTTTGTATCCGATTCTTTCAATGTCCTCGAGTGACATCCCAAGAGTTTCACAATATTCTTCTGCATGATTTTTTTTGAACTCAGTATAGAGTTTGTCATAGCTTTTCTGACTCTTTTTCTTAACTATGTTCCCGTCTATATTTATAAATTTGTCGCTCATTAAAACTCCCCCTCTACAAGAGCATTATAGCATAACTTTGTTTATTTGTTAAGGGTTGGGTATAATATTGTTAGAATTCATAAAAAAAGGAAGTGATATAGTGTTTAATAAGATAACAACATCTTCCATTAAGTTTGAAGACTTGGAAATTCTTGACGGAGATTTATTAAAAACCGCCGCATTAAAATTGCCAGATGGCATAACTTACGACCCAGACTTCTTATATATGAAGGTTCGTGGAGTTAGTGCGGGCGAATATTGGGGATGTAACAAAAACTCTGATTTTTTTCCAGAAGGGGAGCTGTTGTCCGGATACGAAACATTTTTAACAGCGCACTATTTTAAAAATCACGAAAATAAAGACATTAAAAACGCTATAGGTGACGTTTTGGCTGCTGAGTGGAACGACAAAATGAAAGGCGTAGATCTTCTGCTCCGCTTAGACAGAAAAATAGCTCCGACCATAGTCAGGGGTTTTGAAAAAGGATTTATGACTGACGTTTCTATGGGTTGCAGAATTGATCATTCAGTTTGTTCAATCTGCGGGAATAAAGCTAAGACAAAATTCGAATATTGTGACCATATAAAGTATCAGCGTGGACAGATTTTGGACAACGGAAAAAAGGTTTACGAGATAAATATTGGGCCAAAATTTCACGATATTTCCGCGGTACTTAATGGTGCGGAAAGAGCAGCTAAAGTTTTAGGCCTAATGATTATTGACAATAAGGTAGCTTATTCTTGCGAAGAAAGTTCTATAGAAAAGGTTGCAAGTTTCGAAGACAGCATCCGTGAAGGTCAGGAAAAAATTGCAGCGCCAATTTCTCACGATGTTGATTTCGGTGATTTTTTTGTTAAACCTGGGATAAACAAAAAAGCTAATGTTAATAAGATTGCAGAAATGAAAAAGGAAATTCAATCAAAAATAACAGACTACGCTGAGGGCGAATTTTTGGCCGAAAGACAAGAATCTGCCGAAGAACTGTCCGACTTAATTAGAATTCTTTATACTGAATATTGGAGCAAAGACAAGTGCAAAAATATAGCAAACAGGATAAGATATTTAGCAGAGAAGAAAGGCTGCCCCGTAGAAGCGGCTTTCCATCAATTCTTAAGAGTTCTTGATTTTGCTGGTATTGTTCTCAGCCCCCTCGAAGTTCATGATATTTGCTGCTTCCTTTCAGGCAAAGATCCTGTTGATTTTAGGGGCTCGGTAGATGAAATTACGGACAGAAACGTTATGACGTCTCCTGAAAGAATGGATAAGGCGACTTTCGAAAATAAAGACATGGATGTTCCGGAAAATCTTCCGTCTTTACTCAGGGCAGTTTTTGAAAAAGTAATGCCAAAAGCTGACAGGCTTGGTCAAATAATTGGCGGAGAAGACCTTCCAAGAAGAATGAAAGCTATTATAATGAGCGTTGCTACAAAGACTCCAGAGATAAAAGACGAACCGTTACAGGAAGATATAATGAAAGAAATAGTTCAGCCAATGATAGAAAAAAGAAGTATGCACAGGGAGTTCTTAATCCCAAGACTCTGTAAGAAAGCTAGTCGTAACGATTCCAACATAAATCATTTTATGCCTATTCTTTCTGAGAAAGTGGCCACAGAAACTCTGGTGGACATTACCAACAAAGTTTACGCAGCTTATCAGAAAGACAGAATGGATAAACTGGCTAGCGGGGAAACCCAGAAGGGTCTTGATAAATTTGCTGACGATATAGTTTCTGCGTCAGGAATGGAAAAGACGGCTGCCACTTGGGGGCTAGGAAAAGCCTTAATGATAGGCGTGCCAGTTACTTATGGCTATTCTGGATACCAAAGATCAAGGTTGAGAAGCGGAAAAAATGTGCACCCTCTCAACAGATATATCGCAGAACAGCCAGCGAGCGCAGCCCTTATTCAAGCAGCTTTTGCGCCAGCGATAAAGAAAAATATAAACAAGATAAAGTCATCTGATTTAGCTAAGTCAGAAAGTGCTGGTCAATGGGTTGCTAGTAAGTTTGCTTCAGAGGAGCTATATGGAGATATTTTTAAGTCGGCAGAGATTGACACTTCAATGTCCAAGAAATATTCCAGAGATCAAATTGATGCAATTAAGGTTGCTTGCATCCTTATGGCTAGTGGCGAAGAATCTTTGGCGCAGGAAAAATTGGCGTCTAAAAGACTGTCCGAGGAAGATATTGAACATTACTTGAAAGAAGCTCGTGATTACATTAAAATAAAGATTGAAAAAATTGCTGACTCAGAAACATCTAAAGCAAAAGAAGTTGCTCTTGGCGCTTTGACTTATTCTCTGTTCAGCCCTAGAGGGGTTTCTGGATTGGCCTCTCTGTCAGGGAATGTTTTGGACAGTTATGTAACAACAAAGCTTTTTAATAGAGGACCCAGCAAAAAGGAAGAGAAAAGAGTTAGTAATTCATTAGCACAAGAAACTAATTCGAAGCCAATGAATTAAAAGTGGCAAAAAACGAAGGGAGTGTTTAGTTTGTCAAAGAACAGCTTTTACGAAGAGATAATGCAGAATAATTACTACGAAGAAAAGGTTGCTTCTTCTGAAGAAGTCAAAGAAACTATGGCAGACAGTTTTTCGACTGATCAACTTGAGATTCTTGCTGCTGAATTGAATTTGGCTATAAGTGAGAAACAGGGTACAAAAACCTCTGAAGAGAAAGTTGCTGAAGAGACTCGTCAAGCTGAGAGAGAAGAAGAAAAGGAAGAGCAAGCGAAAGAAACTGCCAACGAAAGTGCTGGTGAGCCGAAAGAAGACGAGAGAGAAGCTACTCAGTCAGAGGCTCAAGAACAGGCCAAAGCAGAAAAGACACAGGAAAGAATTGTCAACCCTGAAGCTGAAGAACTTGCTGAAGAAAGTAAGGAAGCTTCAGGAGAAGCGATGTCAAACATAATTAAATTGGCTTACAATTTAGCTGAAGGAACTCTTGCAGAAAGTGGGTTCGGCACAGCCGACTATGTATATGGTAGAGTTGGAGATGAAAAAATAGCTCTGTCTATTGCCGAGAAAGCTGAGAAGTTAGCTTATGTTTCAGACTTAAGTCCGCTTCAAGTTGCTGATGATATTTTGTTTAACATTGCTTCAAAAATTAACGGTGAACAATAGCGGCAGGGGGTGCTCATATGCATCAACCTATCCAAAAGAAGGCTTCGCCGATAGCCAAGGTTAAAAAAGTTGATGATTTAGTTGACATAATAAGAACTTTTTCCAAAGGAACTGGGGCTTCGCCCAAAAGCCTGCAAGATTCCAGGCAAGCAGCTAAGGAGATACTTCTTGGGAGAGGGAAGTCTACAGGCTCAATTTTCGGAGACTTAGGAACTTGGAGCGCTAACAAAGTTACAGGTAAGCACATGGCTGGAGAAAAGATCCGGTCCGGGGTATCCAAAGCGAGGATGGGCTTAGCTGATGCAGACATTCGTGCTGGGTCGTCTCTTAAGGATATCTTAAGCAAATCAAGGTACACGAAGGGCATGGGCAAAGTATTTGACTACAAACACAGCATTCCAGTTGGTGACCAGGGCGGGGACATTGCAAAGCAAGTAGTTGTTAACGTTCCTAAATTATCGGCTCCTTTCGAAAAAACGAAAGATGTCGTGTTGCCTATGGCTGGCGCTATGTATATAAGTTCAAAGATTTTGCCAGAAGACACGAAAAAAGGTGGTGACAAAGTCTTGGAGACTAATAAGCCTACTAGCGACAATGATGTCTTTAAAAAGAAGGTTGCTGAAAAATTAGAGTCTGCGACAATATCCAAGACTGCTGCCCATGAAGCGAAAACGGGAGACAGTAATCTCTTATCAATTATGAAAAAGGCAAGTTGTGCGCTCGCTATATCTGCAAAAAAGCAAAGAGAAATGGAAGACGATATACTTAAGTTGGCTTCTGAGAATATAAAACTTAACTCTGAGCTCCTTGCGATAAAAAGAAACGAAGAAGTTGAGCAGCTCGTCGGCGATATGATTGAGAAAAGCATGATTAGCAGAATGGACGCAGAGGACAAAAAGGCGGAACTTATCAATATGTCGGAAGAGGCTTTTTCAGCTTTCAAGAAGGCAGTAGACATAGTGAAGCGGGAGGAAAAGATAGCTGGCGCAGACAGTTTGACTTTTCTAATGGGAAGTAATAATATTGAAAACAGAAAGAAGACCTTCTTGGAGACTTTTGATAGGCCGTAGAAGTGTTCTAATTAAAATGTAACAAATTAAAAAGGAGGAATTCCAAGATGATAAGACCTGAAGCTAGATATGATGATTACGCCTACAGAGTCGGAGAAGATTACTTAGCTGATTCTGTGACTGAACTAAACGAGGGCCAGTGGGTTACTTACGATGCGAATGGTAAATTAGTTGTTTCCGATGGAACAGCTGCAAAGTCCTTTTTCGTAATCGGCTCTAAGAGAACAGGAAGAGACCAGGTTAGTGGCGTACCTGTGAAAAAAGTTAGTTTCCTTCATGGAGCTTTTGCAATGTCAACAGACCAGTTCGATGCTCGAGGTGACTATAACACAGCTCCAATCACTGCACTTAAAGTTACTACAGGCGGAGTATTAACTCCAGCTACATTAACTGGAGCAACGCCAGACTCACCATTAGCAGTTGTTGCTTATGCGAAGGGCGCACCAGTAAACGGTTTCTTAAAGATATTCTCTGCTTAAAAAATAAATGAAAAAGGATGTGAAATAGGTATGTCATTAGCAATTAAAACAGCTGCTGAAACAGCGAATGCTAACTTTAATGTTGCAAGATTATTGGACCAGGCTAACGGATTCGAAAAGATAGCTTTAGAAAAGTTGCCTCCATTTATTAGAGATACAAGAGATTACGAGGCTTTCGGCCGTCAAGTTCTTGTTGTTCACAACGTTACAAGCGAAGAGTTACATCCTATCGATGGTGAAGACTATGTTTACTATCCAAAAGATCAAAACTCACACGCTGCTTTTTATGGTCCTGATATGCAGGTTCCAAGATACCAAATTGAGGGTGACGGCGTAAACGTTGCAATCATGACAATCACTTCAGACGACGTAACAATCGGTTTGAAAAGATTAATGACTCAAAAGTTTAACTACTTAGAGAGAGTTAGAGAGTTGTCAGGACAAGCTGTTGCGAAAGTGGAAGACACAAAAGTTATCGATCTTATCGAAAGATTATTAATCGGTGTTTCTGTAGACAAAACAGCTCCAACAAATGCAGGGCAGATTGTTACCTCTGCAGACACTTCACTTAAAAAGTCTCACCTTGTTAACCTTAAGAAAACTTTATCTCAGCACAATGTACCATTAGCGGCTTTCGTTATGAATCCATCAAGAATTGACGATATTCTTGACTGGGCTACTTCCGAAATTGACCAGTTAACTCAAAGAGAAATCTTAGAAACTGGCGCTAAGTATACAATTTGGGGCGGAGTTAAACTTATTACTTCTCCAATAATTAACATGGATCACGTATACGCTTTTGCTGAAGCGGAATACGTTGGTAGAATGCCAATCCTTAAAGATCTTACAGTTAGATTAACTGAAAGAGAAAACAAATTAGAAAAAGGATTATTCATGTTCGAATTCTTAGGAATTTACATGGCTTCTCAAAAGGCAGTTGGTAAATTAATTCTTGATTTCACTGCTGGAGATGACAAAATTCACTTCGCTAGCGGAGACAGCGTGATGGCTAAAGATGGCGTTGAAGCTGTTGGTTATGGCGCACTTTAATTTATAATTAGAGCAAATAAAAAAGCCACTTCTTTCATATGAAAGAAGTGGCTTTTTTTACCTAGGTTGAAGGGTATCATTACATAGCTTATAATAGAAATGCAAAGCTTCATTAATTTGTAGAAGGAGAGATATACCATGAAAAATATAACAATAACAGGTGTTTACAAAGGAAATGATTTAAGCGGAACTATGATAGGCGGAAAGGTTTTTAAGAAGAACAATGTCTTAGAAACTAATGTTGAAGAAAATGTATTCTTAAAATTGGTGGCAGCAAAAGAAAATGGCTGGTTTGATTTACGCACACATAACTACGAAGAGTATCTTTTAGCCAACAACAGAGAAGTTCCAGCTCAGTTTTTAGCAAAAAAAGTTAAAGAAGTGACTGAAACAGCTAAAGAAGAAGTAGTTGAAGAAGTAGTTGAAGAAGTAGTTGAAGAAGTAGTTGAAGAAGTAGTTGAAGAAGTAGTTGAAGAAGTAGTTGAAGAAGTAGTTGAAGAAGTGGTTGAAG